CCCCTACGCCCGCCAGGCCAAGCGCACCACCCAGATCAACGTCATCGGCGCTCGCGGCATCCAGATGCAGCCCCAAGTGCTGCGCCTAAGTGGTGACGAAAAAGATGAACGACGCAACGCCGAGCTGCTCGCTGGATGGAACCGCTGGTGCCGCCCCGACTCCTGCGACGTAACCGGCCGCCTGAGTTTCCACGGCATCGAAATGGCTGTGACGGGCGCCCTGCCCGAGTCCGGCGAGATCGGTATCCGCCTGGTCCGTAAGCCCATGGGCCGCAGCCGCGTCCCCCTAAGCCTGGAGCTAATCGAATCCGATCAGATTGACGACGAGTACACGACACTTAGCGACCGTCCCAACCACTACTGGCGCATGGGCGTCGAACTCAACGAGTGGGGCCGCCCTACTCGCTACGCCATTCTCCGTAAACACCCCGGCGACGCCGAGTTCGCAAACCAACCAAACGGCACCTCCAAGCACCTATTCATCGACGCCGCCGACTTCATCCACGTCTACCTACCCGAACGTGTCGGCCAGACACGAGGCGTACCCTGGTTCGCTTCCGTTATCACCACCTCATGGAACCTCGCCAAGTACGAAGAGGCCCACTGGACCCGTAAGCGCGTTCAAGCCAACAGCCTCGGCTGGATCCAGACTCCCGAGCCCGAAACCTTCGGCAGCACCAACGCCGACGGCACCCCCGCCCTCGAAGACAACAAACGCCTCTGGAACACAGAACCTGGCTCGTACAACTTCCTCCTGCCGGGCGAAACAGCAATCGCTCCAGACTTCGGCCCCGACGACGGCCAATACGAGGCAGTGGTCCGCACCCTCGCCCGCCGCTTCGCCGCCGGCTACGGCTGCTCCTACGCAACCCTTAGTCGCGATTTTTCCGACACCAATTACAGCTCCTCCCGACTAAGCATTCTGGAGGACCGTGACCACTGGCGCGTACTCCAATCGGTACTGATTCAGCAAGTACACCAGCGCATATTCGAGGAGTGGCTCATGGCCGCAGCACTTACCGAGCTGCCCATGCCAATGTTCTCCGACGTGTGGACACGCCCTGAGCGCTACAACGCCCCGCACTGGCAAGCTCGTGCCTGGAGCTGGGTCGATCCCGCCAAGGAGATGAAGGCCATGGAACTAAGCCGTGCGCTCCAGCTCCAAACACACGCCGAGCAGATCATGGAGTACACCGGCAACGACTTCCTAAGCACGATCAGCGGCATCGCCAAGGAAAACGAGATCAAGGACCGCCTAGGGCTAAGCGGCGCTGCGGCTCCGGCCGTTACCCCCTCCACCCCATCAGACGCTGCCTCACAAACCGCAGCACCCTCTACACCGCCCGCCCGCGAAATCGAATACCTCCACTTAGACGAAAACGAGCCACCAATCGTCCTCCGCCTCGACCTAAGCCGAGCCGCTAAGCGCTAAGTCGCTAAGTTGCTGTGTTCTTCTGCTGTACCGCAGAGGCGCATCGTATCTCCACCCCAACCACACAGCTTATGGCCACCGTAAATGGTGTAGAGATCAACCTCATGCCCACCGAGGGGATGCGCAGCGAGGCTGAGCGGTATCGCGCCTGGAAGGCGGATGGTCGGGCCGGTGGAACGCAGGTTGCCGCCCGCCGGGCCACGCAGATCCTCAGCGGTAAGCAGCTCAGTCCTTCCGTTGTGCTGCTGATGAGTGCCTGGTTCGCCCGCCATGAGGTGGACAAGCAGGGTGAGGGGTATTCCCCTGGCAGTCCCGCCTACCCCTCGCCCGGTCGTGTCGCTTGGGCAGCTTGGGGCGGGGACGCAGGGCAAACGTGGTCAGCCGCCAAAGCGAAATCCATCAAAACCGCCCTAGATAGACTTCACCCCAGCACCGCGCCTACCGATATGGCCATGGATACCCCCTCTACCCATACCCCCGCCCAACAACTTACCCCGACGCGAGAACTCACCGCCGAACTTACAGCCCCTCAGGTAGCTTTGTACGAAGCACTTGAGGAGATCGTTGATGACTTGGGCGCGTTTGATCAGGGTATTGGTGCTCACGGCGCCCATTACATGCCCGCCAGCCCCTTCGCCAGCGAAGGTATGCAGTGCTCAAATTGCGTTTTCTACGCAGGTCCACGCGCCTGCGAGGTTGTGTCCGGTGACATCGCCCCGGAGGGAGCCTGCAAGTTCTGGATCATCCCCGAATCCCTGCTTAGCGCCTCCGCAGACCTCCCTGCCCCGCCCAACGACCGCAGCGTGGCCCACCTCAGCGTTCTGCGCCTAAGCTCCACTGCCTCCGCTGACCTGGCCCGCGCCTCGGCCACGCAACTCAGCACGGGCGATTACGTCTCCTGGGAATCCAGCGGCGGCACAGCCCGTGGCCGCATCGAGCACGTCATGCGCGAGGGCACCCTCGGCGTCCCCGGCAGCGACTTCAGCATCGACGCCACCGCCGACGACCCCGCTGCTCTCATCCGCATCTACCACCGCGAACAAGACGGCTGGAACGAAACCGAAACCCTCGTCGGCCATAAGTTCTCCACACTCACCAAGATCGACCCCCTAAGCGAGCCGTCAAGCGAGGCCAACGAAGACCGCGCCATCGCATCGGAACAACGCCCTTACCCGAACGAGCACGCTGCTCGCCTCCTCGATCCCGATCAATTCGACAGCTTCCGCCGCAAGAACAACGACTTCGCCCAGGGGATCGACTCCATCTACGGCATCAAAGGCGATGACCCCCTACGCCTCCAAGCCCTAAGGTTTGACGCCAAGCGCTTTACAGTGAGTGAAGCTAAGTCGTGGCTTAGCGAGCACGACTACAAGCCGATCCAGTTTGAGGCCGCAACAGGTAAGTCAATGGACACAGCAATCGACATCAAGGCCATCAACAAGGAAGTCCTACGTCGCGAAGCTCCGCAAGGTCTTCGCGTCGAAGAAAGTACCACAACGGGACTTACCTTCAGCTTCAGCTCCGAAGCCCCCGTCGAGCGGTGGTGGGGCCGCGAGGTGCTGATGCACGACGACGGGGCCATGGACCTGGCCCGGATGAACGATGGCGGCCCCTGGCTGTGGAACCACAACCGCGATGTCGTGCTAGGCGTCGCAGAGAAAGCCTGGCTCGGTCCCGATAAGCGCTTGTATGTCAAAACGAAGTGGAGTCCGAACACCACCGAGAAAGGCACCGAAGAGTACAAACGGCGCCGTGACATCGAGGCTGGCATCACACGCAACGTATCCTTCGCTTACGAGATCAACGACGTGCGCGAAGCAACAAACGGCGACATGCAAGTCGTGGCCTGGAACGTACTGGAAGTCTCGTCCGTAAGTGTGCCCGCAGACCAGACAGTTGGCCTGGGTCGTTCCCACGACAGCACCGACACAGACACCGCACCGCCTACACAACAGGAAGCGATTGAAGCGACAACCCCTACACTTGAAACTAAGCAGACCGCCGAGCGCGGAACTGGCTCACCCCTTAATCCTCCAATCATGGATCAAACCATCAACGTCGAGGAGGTCCAATCCGCTGCTCGGCAGTCCGAGCGCGAGCGGGTTTCGGCCATCCGCGCCATGTGCGACCAGCACAAAGTCGGCACCGACCTGGCCGACACCCTGATCAACAACGACGCCACCATCGACCAAGCCCGCGAAGCCGTGCTCAACCAACTTGGCCTGACCCGTAAGGCGATTCACGGGCGCGTCCACGACGACGACTCCTCCACCCTCGGCCTGACCGACAAGGAGACCAGCAATTTCTCCTTTGTCCGCGCCCTCAACTTCCTCGCCAACCCCGGCGACCGCGCCGCCCGCGAAGCCGCTGCGTTTGAGATCGAGGTGAGCCGCGCCGCCGCCGACAAGTACCAGCGTTCCTCCAACGGCCTCGTCATCCCCAACGAGGTGCTGCGTCGCGACCTCGTGGTCGGTACCAGCACCGCTGGCGGCAACCTCGTTCAAGGCGACCTGCTGAGCGGTAGCTTCATTGACCTGCTGCGCAACCGCATGGCGTTGATGCAGGCCAACGTCACCATGCTCAGCGGCCTGCAGGGCAACATCGCCATCCCGAGGCAAGCGTCGGCCTCGCAGGCTTACTGGGTCGGCGAGGGCGGTTCGCCCACCGAATCGCAGCCGTCGATTGATCAGGTGAATATGACGCCCAAGACCGTGGGCGCCTTTGTGGACTACAGCCGCCGCTTGCTGCTGCAATCCTCCATCGACGTGGAGTCGATGATCCGCACTGACCTGGCCAAGGTCATCGCCCTCGAACTGGACCGCGCCGGCATCTACGGCACCGGCTCCAGCAACCAGCCCCTGGGTCTGACCAACACCACCGGCATCGGCTCCCAGACCATCACCACCTACGGCACCTTCTCCGAGTACGTCGGGATGGAGACAAAAGTGGCTGTGGCCAGCGCCGACGTGGCCTCGATGTTCTACATCATCAACGCCAACGCTCGCGGCGCCCTGAAGACCACCGAGAAGTCGGCAGGCGGCACCATCGGCAACTTCGCCCTTGGCGCTGACAACCAGCTCAACGGCTACCCAGTCATCACCTCTAACCAACTGGGCACCAACGATTGCCTCTTCGGCGACTTCTCCCAGTTCGTCGTCGGCATGTGGTCCGGCCTCGATCTCACCGTCGATCCCTATGCCGGCTCCACTGCTGGCACGGTGCGCGTTATCGCCCTTCAGGACGTTGACTTCGCCGTCAAGCAACCCGGCGCCTTCGTGTTCGGCACCTGATCCACATGAAGATCGAGATCCTTAGTGACGTGATGATCTCGGGGGAGCCAGCAGTCGCCGGCTCCCTGGTTGAGGTCAGCATCGCCGATGCCAACCTCTTGATTGGCATGAACAAAGCTAAGCCGCCGAGCGACGACGCTTCGGAACCCGAATCCGAAGCACCACTAATTGGCGATGCTGCGGAAACAGAGGCCGAAGCACCGCAGCTTACCGATGCCCCTAAGCGGGGCCGCAAACCCGTCCCCACTACTGAGGTCTGATCATGGCAATCCTGCGCCAAGCGCTGGACAAGCTCCAGCTCACCGCTTTCCACCCCACCGCCGCCCGCACCGCCACTGGCAACGGCACCGGTATCGACGTTCAGACTATGGACGGCGACCTGTTCCTCGTCCTCGACTCGGCCGCCGGCACCGGCACCACGCCGACCCTGGACATCAAGGTGCAGTCCTCCGATACCTCCGGAGGCACCTATGCCGACATCGCCGGCGCCACCTTCACACAGGTAACCACCACTGCCTCCCAGCAGGCCATCACAATCAGCAAGGACGAAGCCAAGCGCTACATCCGCGTGGTTTACACCGTAGGCGGCACCTCCCCGTCCTTCACCTTCTCGGTGAACGCGGTCGGCGTCAAAAAGTACGGCTAAGTTGCGCCGTAGCGCACTTGCGCTAAGTCACAGACCTTATCCGCGTATCATCCAAGCTGCGTGAGCCACCGCTTGCGCAGCTTTTTCACTAAGTGCCATGCTCAGTGACGACACATCCCTATTCCTGCACGACTTCGGTGTAACCGTTACAGCGGGCGCCGTAAGTGGCCTTGGCATCCTAGACATGCCCAGCGAAGTGATCATAGACGGTCAAGTGCTTAGTACCGAGTACACACTTACCTGCGAAACCTCTAAGTTTGGCAGCCTGCTCTACGGCTCAGCCATCACCGTAAACGGCGCAGCTTACACCGTAAGGGCCGCTGCTCTCGTTAGCGACGGCGTATTCACGCAGCTATCCTTACAAAAGAACTAAGTAGCGCAGCTAATGTCCACGAAACGCGAACTTATCCTAACCGCTATTCAGACTGCACTCGCAGGAACTACTGGGGTTGGTACGCGCATCTACCGGAGCCGCGTCGAGCCGCTGGCCCGCGCCGAAAGCCCTGCCTTAATCGTCGAGCCGGCCAACGATATTCCGACCCAGAACACATCCCTACCCACTCTCGACCACACCCTTAACATCCGCGTCGTCGTAATCATCCGAGCCACCGTACCCGATCAAGCAGCCGATCCCACGATCGAGTCCTTACATTCAAAGCTAATGGCCGATCTCACTCTGGGCGGTCTATGTATCGACGTACAACCCGGCCCCACAGAGTTCACACTAGAGCAAGCCGACGTACCCGTAGGCGTGATCTTCTGTAACTTCCGCGTACTCTATCGCACATCCGTAAGTAGCTTGGCAACTTAATAAGCCTTAAATTATGTGCTGCGCAGCACAACATCGCAGTCGTAGCCTCCTCCTAGCGTCTCCGTCTAACAGCTAAGCATTGCAACTTACCCCCCATAGACTTAGGGCTGCATACCCCGGACGGGAGGGCCGCCCTCCTAGGTACTCATGGCACTTACCCGCAAGCGGTTGATCCTGGTCAAAAAGGAAACCACCTACGGCACTGACAGCTCGCCGGCCGGCACTGACGCGCTGCTGGTCCGCAACCTCGACATCACCCCGATCGAAGCCGATCTGGTAAGCCGCGACCTGATCCGCCCCTACCTCGGCAACAGCCCCAGCCTGCTCGCCAACAGCCGCGTCAGCATCACCTTCCAGGTCGAACTGGCCGGCTCCGGCACCGCCGGCACTGCTCCTCGCTTCGGCGGCATCCTGCAGGCGTGCGGCATGAGTGAAACCATCGTCGCCACTACGAGCGTCACCTACGCCTTCGTCAGTGCCTCGTTCGCCAGCGCCACCATCTACTTCAACAACGACGGCATCCTCCACAAAGCCACCGGCTGCCGTGGCACGTTCACCATGAACGCCGCCGTTGGTGAACTCCCCACGCTCGACTTCACCATGACGGGCGTTTACAACGCCCCCACTGACACCGCCGCCCCAGCCGTCACCTACAGCAACCAGGCCAGCCCCCTCGTCTTCAAGCAGGGCAACACCTCGGCGTTCCAGTTCTTCACTTACGCGGGCTGCCTTCAGTCCGTAACCTTCGACGCAGCCAACAGCACCGTCTACCGCGAGCTGGTTGGCTGCACCAAGGAAGTGATCATCACTGACCGCAAACCTTCCGGCACCGTGATGCTTGAAGCTCCTTCCCTCGCCACCAAGGACTTCTTCAACATCGCCCAGACCGAGACTACCGGCAACCTCACCTTCCTCCACGGCACCACCGCCGGCAACCGCGTCACCTTCACCGCACCACAATGCGATGTGAGCAACCCCTCCTACGGCGACCAAGACGGTATCCAGATGCTCAACATCCCATACATCGCCGTCCCCACAACCACGGGTAACGACGAGATGACCCTCGCCTTCACCTAAGCCGCGCTGCAGGGCCGCCTCGCCTCTTGCTGCGGCCCTGCTCAACCCGCACCGCCCCCACACCGCTACCCCTATGGCCAAAGCCGCATC